AGAGGCCCCCTTCCTCCACGAGGTGGCGCACCACCTTCTTCTCGTAGAGGAGGCCTTTGCGCTGGATGCGCGTGGGCTTGCCGTCGCGGAGGAAGGTGGGCCTAGGCCCCAGCGTTGGCGAGGACATCGAGGACGGCTCCCACGATCTCGACGGGGTTCCCCTCCTTGTCACGGAGGGCAGCCTCGCGCATCACTTCGAGGGGCACCCCATGCTGCAGGGCGAGGGACACCAGGGTGGCGGCGGTGCAGCATATGGCGTAGAGGTCGGTGCCTGCCCGGGGACCCGAGATGAAGATCTCCCACACCTTTCCCCCGAGGGTGGAGTAGGAGATGTGGTAGCGTTCCCCATTGAAGTAGAGGTCCTCGATGGTGGACTCACGCCTGTTGGGGAGGCGGAAACGTGTGGAGGAGATTGCTGCGGACGACATACAGGGTACCTTCCTTCTCGACCCAGACCTGGGGCTCCAGCCCCTTCTTGCGCCAGTAGGCGCGGACGGTAGCGGCCAGGCGCTCACTATGGAACTTGCTTGCCAGGTAGTCAGGCGAGTCCATCCGGGTTGTCCTTCTTCTTCTTGCCCCAGTTCATCCCGACCTGGGACTCCCATGGGATCGTCATCTCCCTGATGTTACCCCATATGTCCTTGACCTGCAACGGGTATGTTAGGGTCTCGATGATGCGGGGGAGCAGCTCATCCTTCATGTGGATGGGGATCTGCCCGAAGGCCGCATCGTGGATGTTGTTGAGGACTTGCACGTCGGGGAGGTTCTGGTGCAGGGCAAGGAGTCCCCGAGAGGTGAGGTCACCAACCGTACTCTGGGGGACGAAGGCGATGGCCGCCCGGATGGTGGCGTCATCCCTGGGGTTGTCCCAGAAGTTGCGGACCCGCCCGAAGGGGGTGACCAGTTGGCGGAGGGTCTGCACCTGCTGCGCCACCCACACCTGCCACTTGTGGAGGTTGGGGAAGGTGCGGAAGTACTTGCGCTGGAAGTCCTCGATGATCTTGATCTCTACCTTGAGGACGCCAGCAATCGTGCGAGCGGTGCCCCCATAGTTGCTGCCATGAGCCGCTCTCTTTGCGATGTCGCGAAAGGACATCTCGCGATAGTATTTGCGATCCGCCAGCTCTCGCCTAGGTTCAAAGCCGAAGACCATAGCGGCCACCATGGTATGGACATCCCCAGATTCGACGGCCTTGATGTAAGCATCGTCTCCGGCCAGGTACCCCACGACGCGGGCCTCTGCGCCCTGCTGATCGCAATTGAAGAAGATGTGGCCCTCGTCCGGTATGAATATGCGGCGGACGTAATCGTCAAGGTTCTGAAAGTTAGATCCCCAACCAAATGGATGGCTAGAAGACGACCAACGTCCGGTATCAGTTCCTGCAATGTTGAAGTTGGCATGCCACCGAGAGGCGGGGGAGAGCTTCTTGGTAAGGGCATCAATGGTCTTCTCCAGGTCACGGATGCGCAGGAGGTGCTGCGCGAAGGGGCGGGCCCTCACGTAGTCGCGGCCCAACCTCTCGAGGGCATCGCGGTCGGTGCTGACTTTCTTCTCCCCCTTCTTGGAGGAGATGACCTCGGGCAGGTACAGCTTCTTGTAGAGGAGGTCCTGCATCTGGAGGTAGCTGCGGGGATTGATCTTGGTGTTCCAGAGGGTGGCACACAGGTAGTCGAACCCCTTGAGGACCTTGGCCAGGCGGACCTCGAGGTGCTGCACCATCTCGTCGCGGCGGCCAGTATCCACGAGGATGCCCCGCTCCATCATGGTAAGGGCGAGGGGCACGAGGCTGCGCTCGAACTCGTAGGTGGGGGTGTGGGGGATGGCAGCATCCACCTCAAGGGTGAGCATCCCATCGAGCCCATTGTAGATCATCTGCTGGAGGGCAGGATCCATGGAGGGGAGGTTATCGGTCGCGATTGTCCGCAAGGTGGTGGCTCCATTCGATGGCGTCCGCCAGTTGCCCGAGGAGGGCGAGGGCGTGGCGGCGGGTCAGCGGGATCTTGGTGAGTACACCACCCAGCATGACGTTGGCAATGATTCCTTCGGGCGTGTTGGTGATGAAGAGGAGGGCGGGGGGATCATACTTCACGGCGCAGGGTCCTCCCCTCCGCAATCATCTTCCTTACACCTCGGGCCAGGTAGTCGGGGTCTATGTCGAGGAGCAGGCACATGTCCTTGAGGGGGGTGGCCGACGACGTGAAGAGGACGCTGCGCGCCTGGTCCCGCACGATGCCTGGCTTGAGGGAGGTGGCATCCTCCACCGCCTGCATGATGATGGCGAGGAAGAGCCTCTCCTCGGGGCGGAGGGTCTTGCTCTCCTCCGACAGGTCAAAGGCGTAGCCTGTCGAATCCCATTCCTTCGACAGCAATTCCTGTGGCATCACTCATCTTTCTTGTTCCGGTCCTTCACCTTGCCAACGCGCATGTTCTTCCATGACTTCTCGTTGCAGTAGATGCTACCCAGAAAGCCCAAGGATTTCAACCACTCGATCTCGTTGGAGTGGGACTTGAGCATGGTGTCATCGACGGGGAAGCACACCTTCAACCCCATCGCCCTGAGGTAGGTGAGGTCGTAGACGGAGTTGTGCGCCACCTTGCGCAGCGGGGAAGCCATCAGCTTCTGGACGCGCAGCCACATCTGCACCTCGGTCTCCTCGTCCCAGAAGTTGTGGGAGTGGAACCAGAAGGGCAGGACGAATGTATTGGTGGGGCTGTTGGCAAAGCAGATCATGGTGACCTGGCCCCGGGCCGTCTCGATGTCGAAGGCGAACTGCTCCCCCTTGAGGATGGCGGAGACCGCGAAGTCCATGTCCCGCAGGGACTCGATGATGTGGATGCGGCGGGAAGGGAATACGCTGCGCTCCTTGAGGGATTCCTGCCACGCCTTCTTCAGGTCCATGGAGAGGATGGGCAGGAGGGACTGGTCCTTCACCAGGGCGCGCGGGTTGTGGGTGGGGATTACCCTCACTCCCTCGGGAGTGTAGAGGGTGGTACCCCGGTGATCTTGCAGCTTCTCACCTGTGAGGGCCCAAAGGGCAAGGTCACCCAGAGCAAGTACGAGTCGGGCAGACCTGCAGCGTTCACGTACTCGATGGTAATGAGGGAGGAGGTCCCCCCGGAGGTATCCGTACTTAGGGTGTAGGGGGTTTCCCACTGCGTCATTGGGACAGTCCTTTCGTGGATGGAAGAAGGAGGAGGGGTTGCCGAAGCGCGGGGTCTCGGGGAGGAACGTGTCCATCTCGAGGGGGCCGCACCCGGCGTAGCGCGTTGCTATCCCCAGGAGGGCGGCGGGGTAGCCGCTGACATGCCGCCCCTCCTTGACATCCTGCACCGAGGGGTAATCGAAGAGGGCAAGCATGTCAGGGCAGGTAGTTCCAGGCCAGTATCCCTACGGACGCCAGCATCAGGACCACCCCGAGAATCAAGCAGATCGCTACTACCAATTCCAACAGGGAACCTGCGTGGTAAATTGGCCGGTACACAATCTGGATGGCAATCCATGCGGCGATGAAGAGAATTATGCCTGCTGTGAAAATCATGGGGGACTCCTGAGGGAAGGTGCGGCAGATGGCTGGAGACTCACCCATGGAGGCCGCAGTGCGAGTCTCCAGCCTTGAGGATGCTGCCGCTCACCCCCCATCGCGCACTGCGGCTAGGGGAATAGGGTGGGGGTTGCCGCCCCCTCGCTCACCACTGGGCAGGTGACGCCAGGTGTCAGGCCGGGAGCTTCCAACGGGAGACGTTGAGGTACTCCTTGCCGGTCTGCTTGTTCTTCTCCGCGAGGTAGTCGAACTCCACCTCGGTGCCGACGATGGACTCGGCCGCGTCAGCGGGCGAAATGCTCGCGGACTTGATGGCAGGATTGGCTCGCTCGATGGCGGTCCAGAACTGCGAGATGGCCTTGTCGCTGAGGTAGAAGCGCCTCGAGTTGAGTTCGCGGTTCAGCTCCACCCCCTTGAGATCCTGGCCCGAGAGACCATCGCGAGCCTTGAGGGTGAACTGGATGTACTCGGTGCCGGTCTGGGCAGTACCGTTCTCCCAGCCCGTGATGTAGCCGACGTAGCGACCGGGCGGGTGGTACCGCTGGGTCTCGATCTCTTCCGGGGTGAACACCTTGTGAAGCATGGACATGATGATTTTCCTTTCAGTTTTCGATCTGCTTGAAGACGGCACCCAGATCGAACGGTGCCTCTGCCGCCACCTTGTGGGGTGCGCTGCATTTCAGGTAACCCATATCACGGGTGGTTTGCGTATGCAAGACCGGCTTGCCATCCTTGCGGGTAGCGAGCCAGACGTTGTTCATGTAGCGAGCCACCACGTTGGGGAGTTGTTGGCCGAGGAAGGAGGGGAAGGCGCGCATCACGCCGCCCGTCTTCTTGTTCTCGATCATGCGGATGTGCGAGATGAAAATCAAGTGGAATTTGTATCGGTCGCTGGTGAGGCGCGCCACCTGGTTCTCGAACCGCTTGGACATGACGCCCCACAGGGACTGGTCGAACCCAGCCTTGTCGTCCGCGACGTTGTTCTCCTTGAGGACCGTGGCCATGCACGTGTCGTTCCAGAAGGTGGCGCTATCAACGACGAGGACAGTGTTGCTATCCCACGTGGTGAGATCCCCAAGGTCTTCGTCGGGCAGCTTCCACTGCGTGGTGATGGCGATGGACTTCTTCCACGACTCCGGGTCCTTGGTGGGGATGGAGTAGTAGGAGATGTTGTCCGCCTTGCCCTTCTGCAGGTAGGCCGAGAGGATCGCCAGGTTGTTGTCGAGGTCCACGATGCGAACCTTGTAGTCGCTGTTGGCGAGGGTTGCGAGGAGGCCGGTCTTGCCGGCGCCCGGATCCCCTACCAGCAGGAGCTTCACTCGCTTCTGGTTGGGGTGTTGGGAGAAGGTTGGCATTCATCACTCCATTCGATTTCATAATCGTAGGCCCACGACATCGTCCCGTCAGGGAGGATGATATCGTAGGAGGGGACTAGCATGTCGGGGCGAACCTCGTCAACCGTCTTGACAGGGGTGCCGGGGGGAAACTTGTTGATGGTCGCCTTGAGCGTGGGCATCAGAAGATCCTGAGGATGAAGTCGATGGTGATTGCCGCCTGCATCAGGATGTAGCAGACGATGAGTGTGGGCAGCAGGACATCGAGGTTAAAAATCGCAGCGTACACCTGCTTCGCGCAGGATGTAGCGGCTGTGATCGACTTCCTCGCACCATCGCGAAGAAAAGTCGGGAGACATTGGAGATGATACCACACGATAGATTCCTTTCGTGATGATGGAGAGGGCGCAGTTGCAGCAGGGTGGATGGGTGACGTAGAGGGTGGCACCTATCGTGGGGAAGGTGGCGTTGTCAAGCACGTTGCGCTCCGCATGCTGCATGAGGCGCAACTTGGTGGCGCGATCCTTCAGGCGGTGGGGAGCATCCTGGATACCCGGGGGGAACCCGTTGTAGCCGAGGGCTACCTGCCTCTTGTCCGGGCCCACGAGGACTGCGCCCACCTTGGTGGATGGGTCCTTGCTCCACTGCGAGACATGGTGGGCAAGGTCGAGGAAGCGTCGATCCCACGGGGTCATGGGATGTCCTTGTCATAGTTGATGCCAAGGAAGGACTCGGCGGCGGTGACCATGTCGGTGAACCGAGTGTAGTACTCGAGGGCGGTCTGCTCGTCAGAAGTCCTCACTTCGAGGCGGCCCCTCACGATGGCGTTGACCATGAAGAGGTTGAGGGCTTCGATGTGGGCTGCGATATCTACGGGGTTCATTTCTTTCTCCGGTTGAGATGGTCAACGACGAGTGTTGCTATCTCCTCGCAGAGTGAAGGTCGAGCCTCCACTGCCACGAGGATCATCAACTGTCGGGACCCCTTGAAGATCGAACCCCCAATGTGCGTGTGCCTTGAAGCACTCGTGGAGGACGACCTTCGCCGGGGGGTGGAAGGCTGCGCGCATTCGTCGGGCGACTGCCTGGCATTCCTGGTAGCCATGGGTTACCTCATGGTAGCCGCTGCATATGCGGTCGATGGTCAGGGTTTCGAGGTTGGGCTGGAGGTAGCAGATGAGGAGGGCGAGGACTGTCATAGCGAAGGGTTCCCATCAGCCGGGCTAGGTGCTTCTCTGGATCCTTGGGGAGGGGAGTGCGCACCACCGTGTAGATGGTGACAGTCCCGTGGGCATTGGCTCCCCTCAGGCGGGCCACCGTCTCCACCTTCCCCTCCTTGATGAGGAGGGCTAGCTGCGCCTGCACATCGGGGAGGGAGAGGATGGGAAAGTCACGGCACACCGACTGCGCCGTGAACTCAGTGACCTGCATGAGGATGGCGGCCCGCGCCTTCTTACTCCTCAACATGGGTGCGGGTGGGGTCGGCCTGCCACTGCGGGCAGAAGGAGGCGACGCTGCAATACTTCTGGCAGCGCAGGTAGGAGCCGGGCCTCTCCTCAAGGTAGAGGTAGCGGGCGTCGGTGGCACTGGCGATGAAGGCGGCGGCGTCCTCCCTCGTGTCGAAGAGCTTGATGGCAGACTTGCGCCCATTCTTCATGACGGCAAACTTAGGGGGGCGGTGCCACCGCTCCTCGTCGGTGCAGGGCTGGGGACTGTCATGCTCCTTGACGCGCTGCGAGATGCGACGTTCTGCCTCCTCGGGAGACCAGAGGGGGATGTCCACCACTTGCACCATGAGGGTGGGGTAGTCGAGGTTGCGGGTGTTCCACTCCATCCAGTCACGGAGGATGGCAACCACCTGCAGGGACTTGATCTCCATGCCGTGGCGGCGCAGGAGGAAGGCGTAGGTGTTGAGCTGCTGCTCCCACTCGGCCTCCCCCTTCTGGTGGTTGAAGCGGGCAACGCTGGTAACCTTGTAGTCCTGGATGGTGGAGTCCTCCACGATGAGGCGGTCGAACTGCCCCGAGAGGGTCTTGCCCTCCACGTGGGTGAAGATGCGCTGCTCCACCACTGCCTCGTTGTCCCGCCTGGAGACGTACTCGTGGAGTGCCTTGCCGAGGAGGGTGCCGAGGAGATCGGAGGCATCGACCTCCAGCTCGTTGCGATGCTTGCGGGTGAGGGCCACCATCTGGGTGGGCTTCCAGAGGGAAGAGGCAGTGATGTCCGCGCCGCCATCGTCGTAGTCGTCATTGACGACTGCATTGTAGATGGGGGTGGGCAGGTTGAACTTATTGGTTATCATGGGGTATCCTCTTGATGGTAAGGGTGTGGCCAGTAACTTGAAGGACTGCGAGGAAGTCAGCGAGGTTGGGGGTGCGCTCGCCCGCCAGCCATCGTCGCAGGGTTTGCCGGTGTATCCCGGCGCGGCGGCAGATGTCAAGGAGAAACCCGGCGTCGCCCTCGAGGAGGGTGCCCAGGTGGCGCACGAGGGGATCGACGTTGGGCTTGGCCCCCTTGTAGTTGGCCTTCGCTGATGCCCACGTCCCCTTCTCCCGCACCCATCTCCAAGGGATCATTTCCTTCTCCTCCCTCGGTATGGGTTGTCGTCCAATTTAGTCCCTGCGGTTTTGTGGAACCATCCCTCCTCCCACGCCTCGGCCATTCGCTTGCGGATGAGACGGTCGATGCGGTCGGCAATCCAGAGTTCGCCGGTCCAGTTATAAATCGCCAAGCGTGCGAGACGTTGCCCATCGATCTTGTCGTCGGTCATGGCTTCACCTCCAGCGTCTCGCGCGCTCAAGCCGCTCGACCTCGGCCACGACCGCCGCGACACGCTCATGGGTAGGCTCATCTCCGCCATCCGGGGGGACGTAGACCCATCCTTTCAGGGCGTGTCTGGTCTTGGTGTCTTCGTTGTGCAGCCGCTCGATCTCCTCGCGCATCCACTTGAGTTCCTCGACGGCATCGCGAATTGCGAGGCCGCACGACGGAGCATGCATGGCGTCTGTCGGGGAGACCCGCAGCATTTCACCTGATCCGCGAGACAGACCCTCTGAGATCGTCAGCAGCAGCTCCAGTTGCGCTTCCCTTGGCCTGGTCATGGCTTGGCCTCCAACGCGTTGCGGCGGATCTGCTCAAACAGCAGCGCCACCGCTCCAGTCAGCCGCTGCTCGCTACCTAGGTGTGCCGCCACGGTCGTCTCGGAGGAGGGCAGAGCTAGCGTAATCCAAACTTCGCCGTCTTCCGCCGCTGCGATGTGCATTGCGACAAGCACTTCGCGCAGCCGCTCGTTCTCGGCGCGCAGATGCTCGACCTCGGCCCACGCCTTGTCACGCTGGAGGGTCAGCTGCTCGACCTCAACTAGCAGGAAGGCGCGATCATGGTGCGCCTCGGCGAACGCCGCCATCGGCAACTTGTCAATGCCGCCTTCTTCGTGACGCCTGCGGATCTCCTCAATCTTGTCGGTCATGGCTTCCTCCTCATCGGTATGGGTTGCTGGGTTTGCGGGCAATGCCCTCGATCATCTGACGGTGAGCCTCGTATCCATCGTCCCACGCATCAGCCTTCGCGCTCTGCATCTCCTCGCGCAGCCGCTCGATCTCCGCATTTTTGCGCGCGACATACTCGCCCAGCGACATCTCGATAAGTTGCCCACCGGGCGTGGAAACCACCACCTTGCCGTCCCACTCACTCATGGCTTGCCCTCCAGCGCATTGCGTGCATCTCGTAAATTGCCGCAGGTGAAGCGAGATGCCCACGCGGGATGCCCGTCATCTCCTTCGGGGGGATCATATGTTTTTGCCTCCAAAGCGAACGGTTTAAGCGCCTCGCGCAGCCGCTTGTTGTCTGCGCGCAGCTGCTCGTTGTCTGCGCGCAGCTGCTCGACCTCGGCCAGCAGCCAGCCGCGATCTTCGTTTGCTTTGCCAGCATTGCCTGAGTTCAGGCTGTATCCCGCATACCGCTCGCGGATCTCCTCGATCTTGTCGCTCATGGCAGTGACTCCCAGATGGCGCAGGCCCACATGATGGTGTAGGCGATAGCAGTGTAGGTGATGAGATGGGGGCGGGTCATATGCCAGCCCTCTCCTTGATTACGCGGACCTGGTCATAGCCCAACTCGTGGACCAAGTCGTGGGCCATGTTGAGGGTGCTTTTCCAGTCCTCGTCGGTGACGGTGGTGCCGTTGCCACCCTCGTTGCTTTCGGCGTCGATGACGGCGCGCAGACTTTGGAGATAGGCGGTGATTGCCTTGAGGGTGAAGGCTTGGGATTTCTCCACGAGGTAGAGGGAGTACTGGACGCGCTGCTGCTCCTCGCTGGCGGCTTCTTGGGCGAAGTAGGCTTGCTCGGGGCTCAGGATGCGCATGGGGTTTCTCCCTTGATGAGGGTGAGGGGAACGGGACCCGACCGCTTGACCTTCATGTAGGCGCGACGAAGGTGGCGGTTCATCTGGAACTGGGAATGGTTGGTGACGGCTTGTACCCGCGTACCTTGGCAGGCGTGGCACCTCAAGTCGAGGCCTCTGTGGGAACCTAGTCTCCGTCCTGTACCGTTGCAGCCTGGACACATGACTTTCATGGTGTCTCCTTGGGGGTGAGGGTGTAGCCTGCGGCCTCGATGGCGGCGAGGATGGCGATGACATCTTGCCGCCACCATCCACGTTCCTCCTCGGACATCGCGGCCCACTCCTTGTGGGGGTATTCGCGGAGGCACCATGCGGCGGCGATGCCGTCGATGGGATCAGAAGGGTGGGTCATAGAGATCTCCGTCATCGTGTCGCAGGTGATAGGTTATGGAAATCTTGCGGTAGTGTTGGGCAAGGGTGGTGTTGCCATCCCACTCGGCGTCAGCCGCCAGTCGGTGGAACTTCCTTGCCATCTGCAGTGTCGTCGGTGGGTTCTCCCCTTGCCTTTCGGTATCGGGCGAGGGTGGCGGCGAGCTGCTGGGCGAGTGCATGGTAGTCCTCCTCGGTCATGTCTTCGATGTCCATCAGTGGTGCCTGCTCGTCTCGTAGTCGGTGACTTCCTCGAGCAGTTTACGCAGATCGAGGGAGAAGGCAATGGCCACCCGCTGGTAGTCGTCGGAGTTGAAGGCGGCGACGATCTCCGAGGCAGTGATCCTGAGGGAGGCGTCGATCATGGCCAGTGCCTTGTCCTGGGGATCGGAGTGTGCCTCTCCGATGAGATCGCGCAGCTCCTTCCACTTGAGGAAGACCTTGTCGAGGGTGTCCTTGTCGGTCATGGAATTCTCCTTAGGGGGATGGTCCCCCCACCTTGGGGCAGGGGGACCGAGGTTGTCAGAAGGAGCGGACTTCGGTGGCCATGGGGGTGGGGTTCTCCACCTCCGAGTGGACCGTGAGCTGGCAGACCCTGACCTTGGTGTTCTCGTAGTCGATGGGGACGGAGACGATGTGGGCGGGGTCCACCTCGCAGATGAGGGTGCGGTCGCCACGGAAGTTACGGAGGTACTCGTAGCTGCAGACGTGGAGACCGAAGGAGCAGGTGACTTCGGGGTCGTCGTTCACCTCGGAGCGAGGCATGGAGTGGGTGGATCCCACGGTGTAGCAGTAGCTGTGCCCGGTGTGGATATCGTAGTAGTCGGACTTCACCTTCTTGTAGAAGAGGAGGTTACCCTGGGGGGTGATGGTGATGTTGTTGGTGGAGACGAAGCGCCAGATCTGGTTACGGCTGCGCATCGAGGGGTTGGCGAGGACCTTGTCGAGGAAGGCCATGAGGGGGGCGACGTCGAACCCCTTCCCCCTCATGGTGAGGATGTGGGAGACCATGGCATGGTCGATGAGGTGACCATCCTTGTAGAGGTTGCCCCCGTCGATGGTGAGGGACCCACCGACGTAGCTCTCGACGGCATGGCGGGGGGTCATGAGATCCACGGCCTCGTCCCAGTTGCCCGACTTGATGGCATCGAGGACCGCCGAGAAGCTCGGAGCCTGCGAGGTGATGGTGGAGATGGCACCGTCACGGATGATGGTGATGGTGTTGTCGGTGATGAGATGGGGATACATGGATCACTCCTTGATGAGGGTACGAACGATGTCGGTGATTGCGGGGATATCCTGCGAAGTCCACGACGTGCAGGAAAAGAGGGTACGGATCAGGGGGTAGGTTTGCAAGACATTCTTGAACTCCTTTGCGTAGTCGATGGAGAGGGGGAGGGGAGGGAGGTTGGGGCAGAAGAGGGAGATGTCCTGCCAGTTGCGGTGGTGGTGGGGTTCCTTGGAGAGGTCGGCGGGAGTGGGGGGCAGCAGCCCGGCGTTGGCGCAGGCAGCATAGAGGGGTCGCTGGTAGTAGACGATTTCACCGGCGAAGGAGAACCATTCCTTGAGGCGGGGGGCGGCCGTCGTCCAGAACTCATGGACCTTGTCGTCGTAGATGGGGGCGATGTCCTGCATCCCATCGAGGCTGCCCCTGAAGGAGGGGGTGATGACACAGAACTTGCCGACCCTCGCAGACATGAGGTTGTAGCGTTCCCCGGTGAGGACCTGGCCCCGCCACTCGAGGTCCTCGGACACCTTGAGGTAGCCGGTGAAGGGACCGGGGTCCGGGACCAGCTTGTCCTTGGAGTTGACGATGCGGAAGGTGCGGGGCTTGGGTGAATTACGGAGGGTCCCCGAGTAGGGCAGGGAGGAGATGGGGTAGACGGGGATCCCCAGCCGGTCGAAGTGGGTGCGGTCCTTCACGAGGTAGATGTCGGTCCCCGAGATGACGTTGGGGAGGGTGGGGTAGTGGTTGGCGATCCTCTCCTGCAACTTGCGGCTGTCATCCTCGAGGTAGATGACATCCTCCTTATAGTAGTTGAGCGTCGAGCTGCCGGAAGAGTTGATGCGCCATGTCTTCCTACGGGGGCTGCGGACGACGTGGCGGTAACCGTGGGTGGGGATGCTGACGCTGCGCTGATGGACGGTGTAGGTGTGCCCGTCCTTGTGGTAGTTCCACTCGGGATAGAGGACTGCGCCTTCAAGGATGCGCCACATATCGTAGACGTTGGTGCAGCCTGAGAGGAGGGTGTTCACCACAGTCCTGTAGTCGGTGACTGCCTGGTGGAGGTGGGCCTTCAAGGTGGCGACGGTGGATGCGGAGTAGACGATCTCCTCGCGGGATGCCGTGACCTCGATGCTGCCGATGCCCAGCTTGAGGACGATGGGCGGGATGGTGTTATTGGTGAGGCGATCCTTGGCGAGGGGGTAGGCGACGGGACCGACGAGGACCTTGGCCCCGCCCGAAGGCATGACGAGGTACGCGGGGGTCTCATGGAGGGGGTCCGGGTAGTCGAAGGTGCAGCCCTTGATGAGGGGGCGAGGCTCGAAGAACTGGATCTGGGAGAGTGCCTCCACCCACTGGGGGGAGGGGTCGGCGGGCACCACGATCTCGAGGCCAGTCTCCCCTGAGGGGATGCGATGCACCTCGTGGAGGGCGGGCATCCCGTTGCCGGTGATGCTGGCCACATAGGTGGTCTTGTGGCCCCCGTGGTAGGAGATGATGGTGTAGGAGTTGACGAGGGCGAAGGGCGACTTGGCACCGAGGCCGAAGCCACCGATCTGGGAGTTGGTGTCACGCTTGGTGGATGCACCGAAGCGGGTGAAGACCTCCGCCATCTGGGTGGGGGCAAGCCCCTGCCCGAAGTCCCTGATACGGAAGGCGGGATCAAGGGGGGTGGGGATGCTCACCACCATGGGATGGGTGCGGCAGGCATCGAGTGCATTGGATGCCAGCTCCCTCACGATGGAGGCGATGGGGTTGGAGTAGAGGCGCGAGGTCAGCGCCTTGATCATGACCCCATTGGTTTCGATGGCGAAGTCGCAGACCTTGGTGAGGCCTGCGGACTGGTGGGTATTGTTGATCTCGATGAGCATTGGGTTACCTCACAATACGAGCAAAAGGATGATGACGATGATGAAGATGTAGCTGAGTTTCACAAGGTGTCCCGCAGTTCGGGGAGGAGTTCGGGGCGGGCCACTGCTGCCTGCACCATGCGGACTCGATCCTCGAAGGAGAGGGAACCCAGGTGGCGTCGCCTCTGGTAGGTACGCCATGGCTGGGAGAGGACTGCGTAGGAGGGGCGGTGAAGCCCCGCCTGTTGCCAGCCCAGCACCTTGCTGCACACCCCCCAAGGCTTCTCGTAGAGGGGGATGGCAAGGGTGGGGGACACCACCACTGCGGGGTGAACGTCCCCGTTGGGGGTCTTCACGATGTGGATCATGCTGCCCTCCAGATGCGGATGCCCACCGCGCCCCGGTGGTAGGTGGTGGTGGAGATGAACTTGACGCCCACCCTGAAGGCGTACTGGTAGGCGGCGTTGCGGGCACGGTGTCCCTCGGGGAGGGGGACGAAGATGTTGTCCCCTACCTGCATCTGGTTGAAGGGGTAGAGGCGGGTCCCCTTGGTGGGGATGGGGAAGTTGCGGTTGATGACGTACTTCATGGTAGCTCCTTAGCCCCAGAGGGCAGCGATGGTTGCGGAAACGGTGAGTGAGTGGTGGGATGCGGTCATCTTGAGGATGTCTTCGACGGGTAGTTCGGGGTTCTCCTCGTTGTAGCGGTTGAAGGTACGGCGGATGGTTTCGTCAGGCCGGGGACGCAGGGCCCGGTTGACGCGGGGCTTGCCGAAGAGGATAGGGGTCATGGTCAGACCTCCATCTTGAGGTTGTTGTCGGCGGCAAACTCGGTGAGGTTGGCGCGCATGATGCTGCCCCAGTCCATGCCGGGGCGCCACTTCAGGGCAGCGGCATCATGGATTTGCTGTAGGACTGCGATGTCGCCAGTGCGCCACGGTTGGAT